CAAGTCTTTGTTCTAGCCGTTTCCTTGAAGGATTCGCTTGCTGGTATTGCCATGGCTCCGAAGGATGCCTCTAGCGGCCCTCCGGTAAATCCAATCGTGTCCATCACGAAGTTTCCGCAGTTGTTCGAATAGCTTCTTCCAGGCTCGTTCCAATTCTTGAACAGGATTGACGCCTCTATCTTATCTCCCTTTTTCGGGTACCATCCATTCAGCCACTTCATGTCTACGTTCTGAAGGTTCAGCGTCAATGAATCGCTGGATCCACACGCTACATCCGAATATTCCAGGCTTTTCAGATACGGTGCCAGTGAAGTGCTCACGTTATTTCCGTTAAACTTTACGGATGGAACTGCGCGCCTTGCGTAGTGGCCAAACTGTGAGAGCTGTACCGTTTTTCTCGTTGTCATTAATCCTCTCCTTCTACGTAGTCATAGATTAAGTCGCTGCTATTGTCTTCGTTGTTTCTCCAAAACGGTGCGTCTGTATCGCTGTCTTCTGGAATGTCCGGCACATTGATTACGGTGCCGGACGAAAATACCAGGACTTCCAGCAGGGGCCAGTTAGCTTCTATGAGGTTCTTCATATATTTCTCTGATCCATATAGCTTGTATGCGATCAGATCCCATGTGTCGCCCTGGATCGTCGTGTATGTTGTGCTCATTTTCTACTTTCCTTTCTATGCAAATGATAGCCTGCCTTTATTCCTGATATATTCTTTCATCATCCGCTCGAACTCTTTCTGGCTCATGCGGTTTGCCTCAATAAGGTCTTTCTTGTCCGGAGCATCTCCTTCAAAGTTGTATGTCGGGCTGAATACGAATGTCGCACCTTCCTGCTTATCCTGGCTGTCTCTCTTGTCTGAACTGTTACTGTATCCACGGACTGTTTCTCCAAGAACGGACGTCCTTGATTTGAACTGCGGAACTTCTACGCTTCGGATTCTGTTTCCTTCTGGATCCACAGACATGCTGTTCTGAGCATATGACTGTTCGTCTGCCAGGTTTCTGTTCAGCCCTGTCTTCGCTGCATTTCCGAGGGAAGCTCCCGCATTCCTGATTGCGCCGAGGGTATTTTTCATACCGACCACAAGTCCTTTACCAGTAAACTGTCCGGACTCTGTTGTAATCTTGGACGGAGAGTGAATCTTCAGTGCGTTGTTGATGGAATTGGATGCAGCTCTTGCGATGCTGCTCGCTGTTGACATTACCGATCCTCTCATTGCATTCATACCGCTGATCAGACCGCTCATTATGTGCATTCCTGAGCTGTAAAGGCTCACGGATGCAATCGCTGATCGGATTCCTGATGCTGTACTTCTTGCGCTTGATACCGCCTGGCTGCCTCCTGATCTTACAGCTGCTACGAACTGATTCATTCCGGATGTGCCAGCCGCTACCACCTGACTCATTCCTGATCTTGTCACAGATACAATCATCGTCATTCCTGATCTGACCGCAGTTGTTGACTGTGTCATTCCAGTTCTTGTGACTGTCGTTTCCTGTGTCATTCCAGTCCTTACCGCCGTCACCGACTGAGTCATGCCAGCTCTGGTCGCTGCAGCTGACTGCATCATTCCTGCCGTGATTGCAGCTCTCATCTGAGCCATTCCTGCTGTTGTCGCTGCGGTTGATTGTGACATGCTGTTCCTTACAGCTACTACGACCATCATCATGGATGAGTTCGCCGCCGGCCCCATCTGACTGAGTGCGGCTACTGATGTCACGAGTCCTGCAGAGAGAACTACGACTGATCCTGCCGCTACCGTGATTCCTCCGGCGAATGCAATCATCGATGCTGAAGCTATCGCGAGTGGTCCTGCGACTGCGATCACGGATGCCGTGAATGGCATCACTGCCGTTGACATCGATGTAAATGCCGCCGCTGTAGTTCCTGCGACTGCAGTGATTCCCATAGCTCCTGCCTTAAATGATACAAGTGCCACATTGAGCATCGTGAGGGCTGTCGCTGTCATCGTGATTCCTGTTGCCAGGATCATGATTGCTGCTCCCGCCGCCGCTGCTCCGACTCCTACCGCTGTGAGCGCCGCTGCCGCCGCGAGGGCTGCTACTGCGAGCGGTGTGAGTGCCGCTGCCAGTGGTACTGCGCCTGCGGCTAAGATAGCCATTTTGGCTGCCGTCCCTGTTGCCCCCTTGGCCATTGATTTCAGAGCGCTTCCAGCTCCTTTCGCGTCTGCAGCTATGATCTTAATCGATGCCGCTGTCGCTACGGTTGCCGCTGATAGTGGTATCATTCCTGCAGATGCCGCTAATGCTCCAGCTGCGAATGCGAGCAGCGCAGCTCCTCCTGCTGTGGCTGCGGCCGTCGTGGCCAGTGCTGTTGCTGAGAATGGGATCATTGCTGCGGTTAATACCAGGATTGACGGTGCCGCTGCCAGTGCAGACGCTCCGAACATCCGGATCATTGCGCTTAACATTGTAAAGGATGCGACTCCTGCGAATGCTGCAGCTGATGTAGTCGCTACTGCCGCTGCGAGTACAGCTGCTCCTGCTCCTGAAGCAAGTAATCCTGCCGCTGCAAGTAATGCCGCCGCTCCTAGAGCTGTCATGGATGCCGCCGCCGCCAAGGCTCCGGCTGATCCGACTGCGGCCAGAGCTCCGAATGTTGTCATTCCAGCTCCAAGCTCAACCAGTGCGATTGCTCCTGCGGCTCCGTTTGCTGCCAGGGAAGGTAGCGCTGACGCCATCAGTTGTATTGCTGTAGCTCCTATGAGCGCAGATGCCGCTATCAGTGTGAGTGCGGCTCCCATTGCTGCCAGTGCTGCGGCTCCTGTTAATAGAAGCGGCGCTAAGGCTCCGGCTGCGGCTCCCAAAGCTACAACACCGACTGTCATTGCGGCCATTGCGATTCCGGCGCTAGGTCCGGCTGCCGCGAGCTGTGTTGCTGCCTGTACCATGATCAGGCATCCTGTTGATGCCAGGACGATTGCTGCACCGAACGCTACGAGGCCGACTGCTCCGGCTGTGAGCGCCGGTCCCATCGCTCCTGCGATTGCGAGAAGCGCGGCCGTTCCGGCTGTCATGATTGCCAGGGCTCCTACTGCGAGTGGTCCTGCTTCAGCCACCTGCGTTGCCGCCATTGCCATGAGGCTCATTCCCGCACTTGCCATTAAGACTGCGGCTCCGAATGCTAATAGTCCGGCTGCGCTTCCTGACAGTGCTGGTCCGAAGACTCCGGCGATTGCCAGAAGTCCGGCCATGCCTGCGATCATGATCGAGATTCCTGCCAGTGCGAGCGGTCCTGCCGCTGCCATCTGGCTTGCAGCTACTGCCATCAATGCCATTCCTGCGCTTGCCATCAAGACTGCGGCTCCGAATGCGATGAGACCTTGTGTTCCTGACTGCAGTTTTGGTGCAATCTCTCCGGCTACGGCCATCATGGCTACGATTCCGGTTCCCATCATAATGAGTGCGAGCTGCACTTCAGGTCCTGCATGCGCAATCTCTTCCGCTGCCTGAACTAATACCCATACCCCGGCTGCCGCCGCTGCGAATCCGACTCCGAATCCGAGCGCATTCTTTGCTGCAGCTGACATTGCTGTCGAGCTCTGGCTTACTGGATCAGCTACTTTTTTAACTCCCTTAGCCACCGGACTGGCTGCCTTTGCCAGTTTTCCGAAGACTCCGGCCACTGATCCTGCGATCTTAAAGATCTTACCAAGGACTAAGAATACTGGTCCTATTGCGGCCGCTACTGCGAGCCACTTCACGATATTCTTCTGCATTACCGGATCCATGTTGTTGAATGCATCGATTACCTTTGTAAGATCGTCCACCGCCGGCTTCAGATATTCACTGGCGATTGCTCCAACGTTATACTTGAATACGTCAAAGGACGAGTTCAGCTTTTCGAGCGATCCTCCCATTCCTGAAAGAAGCGCATCTGCCATCGTCTGAGATGTTCCTGCGCAGTCTTCCAATGCCGATGCATATTGCTGCACCTGTTCAGGCGCTGCATCGATCAGCGTCAGCCATTTTGCCATCTGGTTCTTTCCGAAGATCGCAGCAGCTGCCGACAGTCTTTCTTCGCTGGTTAACCCTGCGAAGGAATCATGCAGCTGTTTCTGTACTTCTGTCATACTCTTCATGGTTCCATTCGAATTGAATATCTCCAGTCCGAGCTTCTGGATCCATGCGGCTCCATCCGCTGCCGGGCTTGCCAGTTTTGCCAGTCCTGTCTTCAGAGCTGTCGCTCCTTCCGATCCACTGATTCCGGCATCGCCGAATATATCCGTAATTGCTGCCAGGTCAGACATTGACCATCCGACTGACTTGCAGATTGGTCCGGCGACTGACATCGCTTCGAACAGGTCGGTCACTGTTGTGTTTGCCTGCGCTTGTGCTTTCGATAAGATATCGGCAGCAGTTGTTGCGTAGGACGAATCCTTGCCGAACATCTTCAGCGCGTTTCCAAGTCCTCCGGTTACCTCTGAAAGATCTGTTGCTGTACCTGCTGCCAGGTTGAGCGCTGGCGTCAGCATGTCTGCTGCCTCTGCGGCATTGAATCCCTGCCGTGCAAAGTTCAACGTTGCATCTGCGGCATCCTGCATTCCGAATACAGAGTTGGCCGCCGCTGTTTTGATTGCTGACTCAAGTCCTGCGGCTTCCTCTGCCGTGGATCCCATTGTCGCCTGCACCAGTTTCAGTGATTTATCGACACTTCCGAATTCTTGAACAGATTTTGCTCCGAGCGCTACGATTGGCGTCGTCACGGATGCAGTCAATACCTTTCCTGCTTTAGTAAACGAGTCGCCCATATGATTTAAGGTTTTCTGAGCCTCTTTTATGGATGATGAGAAGGACTTCTCTAGTTGTCCTGCGATTTTGATTGCTATCTTGTAGTCGCTCATTTCGCCTTCTTGTTTACCTCCTTAAGGTCTTCGCATAAATCAATTAATTCAAAAATAGACAGGCCGAGAAAGAAATCCAGGCCTGTCTGTAGATTAATTGATAAGACCAGGCACGTTTTACGAAGGTCAGATAAGTCGTTTGGATTTATTCCTCTCCGAAGAAAAAAGATGTCACTGCGTTCTTCACCTTCATTGCGTCACGAGGCACCAATCCTTTGAAGAATTCAACCGGTTTCCCAGTTGCGCCTGCTGCGACGATCAATGTGTATTCCAGATTAGTCTCCGGCATTACTGTGACTGTTCCAGCTGCCTGAAGGACTTTACCAGCCTTGATTAAGTCGTTAGCTGTGATATTGTCGAGACCTGACATATCGATCTCTGCAATCGTCTCTCCTTCGAACTGGTATGTCTTAGTGAGCTTGATGATATGTTCATCTACCACTTCAACTTTTTCAGCATTGTCAATAGTTATAATTTCGGTTTTATTCTTTTCGCTCATCACTTTTCCTCCTTAATTAGCACTGGCTTCTGATTTTTGCGAGCATGTCCTTTCCGTTGATAGCGAACTTAAAGTTCAGCTTGTCAAGTTCCAGGGTTGTTCTGTTGTTGATCATTACCTTGATATAGAGAATCTCTAATTCGATCTCCGGTTCTCCCTTCTTGCCTTTTACAAGTTTTCCAAGGCTTGAAGTTGTAGCTTTTCCTCTTACTACGATCTTGACAGGAACATAGTCTGTTCCTCCTGTTGATGAATTCATAACCTGCATAGATCCTCTCAGTGTGAGCTGAGGCGGGTTGGTTGTGTCCATCAGTGTGAAGATGTCCTCATACAGGTTGCTGAATGGAATCTTGATTTTTGCGGATGAGAACTGTCCAGTTACCGGATCTTCTACTTCACCGAGAACTCCTGCAGCTTCCACTGTATCAGTGATTGCCTCAAGTTCTGGAAGTTCTACCTCTCCGGAGATACCGATCAGCTTCTTCGCTCTGTCGTTGTATACGTTGTAGTTGTTCATGACCTCTGGAATGATCATTATTCTCCACCTCCTAACATGCTAGACAGCAGATCTGTGTCGTAGCTCAGTGTGTTGTTGATCTCCTGCGCTGGCGTGTATGGCGCGATCTTCTGTCTGAAGGTCATCTTGCCTGCGAGGATGTCTGTTGTTGGGTTGTCATCTTTTCTATACTCGATAGAAGCTCCGGCCCATTTATCCGGTGCGTATGCTGCGCAGCGGATGTTCTCTGAGTCAACGATGGATTCAATAAGAACCTGATTCATCGGATCATCTACTTTGCTGAAGTAGGTCTGGATGAATGTGTTTCCGTGCCAGTTAAACATTCTTCTAACTGGGATCCAGATGTCTTTTGCATCGTTGCTTCCTGGGAATGCTCCAGTGTAGTTGCCCCAGCATCTCCATCCGTTCACATTGACCGCAGTAACGACTCCGAATGAATTCACTGTAGTTCCCTGATCCTGGTCGATGCATACTTCTGTTCCGTCTGCGAGGCACTGTCCTGTTACTCCGAGCAGCTTATTGGAAGGTGAAAGGTTCGGCACGTCGTCGTTCTCTGTATCCTGGTACGCCATCATGGCTGCCACTACTGCAGATTTTGCGAGAATCATTTCGCCTACCTTGTCGCATGGCCACAGAACTGCGCAGAACGCTGACGTGTAGCCACTGTCTTCTTTTACTTTTTTGCAGTCTGTATAGACCTTAGCCTTCGCTGTATCCAGGTCGAGAAGTGCGATTGCTTTGAAGACTCCATTGATATTTGCAGCCTTGGCAGCGAGTGCGATTCCGACTTCCGGAATCTGTGACCAGCCTGGGGCGAGGATGATTCCCGGCACGATTCCGAGACTCGGGTACACTCTTCTGATCAGCTGCGCTCCTGTCTCTGCTCCTGTTGCAGGATCTACAGCTCCTACGATGTCATCCTTTTTGACCATAGATGGATCCAGGACGTTTCCTGTTACCTCTACTGTTGTCAGGGATTTTCCCTTGCCTCCTTCGATCAGTGTGACTACGAGGTTTCCCTCTGTGTCGAATCCTACCGTATAATCAGTTCCAGCTGTGAGGGCTGGTGTTCCTGAAGGTCCTGCCACTGTCAGTCCTTCACGGATAATTCCTTTTGTTCTGACAACTGCCTGCATCTGGTTTACCTGGGCTGTCTGTTTCGCTAAGGCTTTCTTGTGCTTCTTAGGATCCAGGACATTAATGTAAACGACCGGTGATACCTGGTAGATGTTAGCTGTTGCGTACATTGTCTGGCACAGTGTGTAGTTCGCGAAGTCCGTGCAGTAGCCAAGGGCTGTCATTGCCTCCTGTGCGGAATTCGCAAGGATTGGCTTGTTCACTACTGCTTCTGGATCAGCGGCCATGTTTACCGGCGCTGTACCGATTACGACCTGAACAGAGCAGTTTCCAGTGATTGGTGCAGCTAAGGCTGTGCCTTCTTCGTGGATAAAAATTCCATGCTTGCTCATTTAGATTGTTCCTCCTTCTTTTTTGTGCTCTTTATATTCCAGGGCTTTCTTATAGGCCTCATGAATATACCCTGTCTTCATTCGGATCATTCTCTCTGCTGTTGCATACTGCTTGATTGGCAGGTAGAGGTTTCCGAACTCCGGACATTCCTTCTGCGCTTCTTTTAGCGCTTCTGGCTTTTCCGTGTAAACGGTATTCTGAATTGCTACGCCTGCGATTGTCGGACCGACATACATCATCGATTCCTGAATCTTTGGCATCTCTGTTTTTTTTGGTTCAGCAGTAGGCACTTTCGCCTTCTGCTCTTTCTTTACCTCACTCACGAGAACTCGTCTCTCCTTTCGATTTTTGGTAAATTAAATGTCATTTCTATTGCTCCGAAGTAATACGGGTACGTGTCTTCATCCTGAATCGTCGTGCTCATGGTTGCCTCTGCACGATACTTGCGATCAAGCAGTGGCTCTTCCAGGAACCTGTTTGTGATTCTCTCGATCATAGTCAGGATGTGCATGTATCCAGCGCCTGTCACATCATCATCGTACACACCCAGGATGATCACAACGCCCTGTTTCCACGGCTTCTCTTCCTCGGTTGACGAATCTGTAAGTCTGACGATTGCGTATGGAAAAAACTTTGACTCATCGTCTTCGTCCTCCACCACGACCGGCAGTCTGTGCTTGTAAACTGTTACCGGCGCTTCTCCTTCGGAGATTGTCTTCGTATAGACGTCTCTAAGCGAGTGTTTTATATCTGCCGCAAGGTCGTCCATGAATTCTTTTCTTGTCATGCCTTAACTCCCAACTAATAACTTGATCTGATTGTCGATGTTCTTCTGGAGCTTTTCCCTTATTTCAGGTTCCACGACTCCATACACCTTTTCATTCTCAATCATCTTAGGCGTTGACGTACCACTCAGGAATTTCAGCGGATACCTCTTCTTCCCTGTTCTCTGAAGTAATCCTCCGCCTGCGCCGCCTCTTGATCCGGTCTTCCAGGCCTTTATTCCTCTTGGGCCGATCAGGTTCTTCTTTCCTGAGCCTTTAAGCTGGGCCGCGCTTGCTCCTTTCCTCTTTCCCGAAGAATGAGTGAAGGAAGTGAGGTTATGAGGTTTTCCATTGGATAGAATCTGCGCGGACAGGTTGCCGGCTGATGCTTTCCTGATTTCCATCTGACCACGCACGCTTTTTTTGTAGGTATATACCTTCTTCGTCTGCGTTGCCAGTTGTTGTCTGGCTGATGTGGCTGTCTTGTTCAGTGCTCTTGACACTACGATCGGAGCTTTCTTTTCAAGAGCGCCGAGTCTTTTCTGCACATTCTTCAAGTCGTGCTTATCGACTTCAACACGTATCATGCCTTATTCGCCTCCAGTGTGATGGAATACACGCCGCCTTCGTCGATTGCATCTACTACTCTGTAGGTGCGTGAGTCTAATGACAGCATGCTTCCCTGTTTCGGTAGTCCGTTTCTTCCAGGAGCCTTCTTGTAATCTTCTGCAGACACGTAGATGAGCTTCTGGTTTACGTAGATACCTTCCATATTCTGGTTGAATCTCTTTTCTCTCTCAATCTGCTCATTGCAGTCGATCTGAACTGGCACCTGTACTCCATTGAGTGTGTGAATGTCAGAGAATTCTTCCGTATTCATGAATGTGGTTTTTATGTCATTGCTGATCAGATCTTTGAATGTCATTTCTTTCTCCCTGTTTTCGGAATCTTGCCTATTAAGTCATCCGGATCTCCAGTCTGACTGATACCTGGCATTCCTGGCTCTGCCGTTACCGGCACGGCCTTTGCAGCTTTCTTCTTCGGTGCAGGTTCTTCCTCCTGCCATTTTGCGGATCCTGCATCCAGCCACGCCTGAAGCATGACTGGATCTGAAGTAGGGAGCTTGTCTCCGGTTCTGTACTGTTTGCACTTGTGCAGAATCGGACACTTTGCGATCAGGCTAGGCATTGATCTTTACTGCGACTGTTGCCTCATCCGCTGCTACTGTCTCTGCTGCGAATCCTGCCAGGACATTAGTTCCTGCAGTTGTTGTGATGTTATTAGCGCTTGCATCCCAGTAAACGAGAGCACCTGCATCGATTGCTGTAGATGCCGCTTTTGGGAGTTTGTACACGCCAGTTACGTGCAGGCTTCCTGTTTCACCTGCCGGGATGTCAGTTCCTGCAATTCCGATTCTTTTGCCGATAACGACGATTGTGTTTGCTTCGATCACTGCGTCTGTCGCATTCTTGTGATCGATTGTTTCACCTCTCTGCCAGTATGTTGCTGTTGCCATGAGTTATTCCTCCTCTCCTTCTATTAAGCGAGTTTCAGTTTTGTATCAACTTTCACTCCTGGGTTCTTAACCATTCCGCGGTAATCCATTACTGAAATACCCCAGTCGAGATAGATATCCCATACGAATCCTAACTGGCCAGCCTGTTCCATTCTTCTGATGTTCGGGATTTCCTGTCCATTCAGGTAGTCTACTTCGATTCCATCAACGTCTGCAGAATCACCAAACATGAACCATGGCATTGTCTTTCCAAGTCCTCCGCATTTCGCGTTGATTGTAGGATCGGAGATTACTTCGATCGCGTCTTTGTACTGGAAAAGTGGATTCACTGCCTGAGTGTTGTCGCTTGTGTTGATTGTTGGGCTGTTGAACAGTGTATAAATTTCAAACTCCATTCCTGTAGCGCACACGATTGTCGCAGGTCTGATGATGATAGACTGTCCGAACTGGTCCTTCTGGTTACCGAGTGCCATGATCATAGTCTGAACAGCATCCTGTGTGATTCCTGTTCCTGATGCAAGAAGGTTCTTGTGAGCACTTCCGAACAGTTCCGCTCCGTCGTAAATCTTCGGATTTACGAGAAGGATGTCGAATACCTGACCATTGATTGTCTTTCTTGCGGCAGCTGCGTATTTTGAAGGAACGCTTGTTACAAGACCGATGTCATCGTTAATGAATGCCTGTCGTGTCAGTGTGAACTGGCGGCCGTATGTTTTCAGCTGTCTTGTAGGCAGTTTCTCGTCTCCGAATACGTCATGCTTCAGTTCGCCGCCTTCCGGAACTTCCAGGAACTCTCCGGCCGGTCCTGCTACGTAGTAGTTGTCGTGTTTCTTAAAGTCTTTAAGGCTTCCCTTTTTAGTAAACTTGTCAAATGTGACAGCTGCCTTTTTGTGACCTTCCTTGTATGCTTTCTCGATTGTCTGGTCTAGGATTGCCGGGAATGCTGCAGTCGGATTGTAGAATCCTCTCTGAAGCATAGAATAGAGCTCTTCTGCGGAGCGTCTGTTCAGTCCTTCAGCGCTTCCTTCCTGGCTAAGGCATTCGATGGCCATATCTCTTAAGGACATTCCCATGAGGTCTCTTGCTCCGTCTGCCGGAGTTTCTACATTTACGCCGCCTCTCATGAGAAGTGCGTCGGCAGCTGCTGCGCGGTATTTGTCCTCCGCGGCTCCTACTACATTCACTCCTGTTGAGAGTGGTGCTCCTGATGTTCTTAAACTATTGAGGATTGCTTCACGTACCTGATCTTCCGTGGATCCATTCTGAATGTAAGAAGCTGGATCGATCTGGAAGTCCCTGCACATGTTTGTGATGGTCTGGATTCTTGATCTCTCTGCATGCATTGCACGCTGAGCGCTGTCTCCATCTCCATCTCCATCGCCTTCTCCCTCGGAGCCTTCGCCTCTTGTTTCTCCTTCTCTCTGACGCTGTCCGGACATTCCGTTCATGCTGCCAGCTGCGGACTTTGCCGCATCAATACTTCTCTGCAGTGAGTTGAATCTTGCCTGCTCATCTGCTGTCAGCTCTCTGCCCTGAGTTTTTGCTGTATTCAGGAGCATCTGCTGCTCATTGATCATCTGTTCGAGTGTCATGATTTCATTACCTCCATGATATTTTTATTTATTTGAAGTTGCCTTTCCATCAAGTCCATGCTGGCAGCTCTCTCCTGCTCTGATCCATTCTCAGCGTCTGGCTCTTCCTCTGATCTGCCTACGCCGACTGTCGGATCCGCAGGTACCGATACGATGCTCACCTCATAAGGCGCCCACTTCCTTGCGATAGAACACGGGCCGGTGAAGCGTCCATCCTCGGACTGCTTGTTTGGCATTACTTCCTCCCAGTTATCGACTATATATCCTACGGATACGCCTTTCAGCGTCCCGCTTGCAACTTTCTGATAGATAACATCGGACTGTTCGTCTTCATCGAATTCGATTTCAGCGTATCCTCTGCTATTCTCAATCCATGCACGGTTGATTTTTCCGCACACTTTATCTCTGTTGTGGTTGAAGAGAACGCATCCGATCTCGTTCAGTCTGTCCAGATCCACAGCATCTCCGCTGTGATCTAGGATTTCCTGGCCAAACCATCTAGTGTATGGCTCCTCACTGGAAAATGAAAGAACGAATTTTCTCTCGTTTCCTTCTCCTTCCATTCCTCTAATGGAGCATCCAGTGATTTCTCGGATTCCTTTATTCTTCTCCCTCTTCTTTTCCTGCTTTAGGCTTGCCGCTCTTTCCTGGCTTGATGTCTCCATCTCCCTCTGAAGAATTTGGATTTTTTCCGGTTCCTTCATCTGCAGGCTTTTGCTGTTGTGTCTTTCCACCAAAGATCACTCCTTCCAAGTCCACGCCTTTTTTCTTGGCGTATTCAATAACTTCTGCAGTATCATCAATCTGCTGCCTCCAGTCTCTTCCGGCCTCCGCAGCGATCTGTTTGTATGTTTTCTGGCCAGTGTTTAGTGCTGTTTTTGTAGCACTTGACTCTTTTAATGGATCAATCCATTTCTTCGGCTGTTTCACCCATCCGTGATCCATGTACTTATTCTTGTTGTCCCAGAATCCTGTGATTGTCAGCTTTTCGGATAAAACGCAGGATATAACGAAAGTTTCATAAATCTCATCAAGAATTGATAAGATAGCCTCTTCCTCTTCTGCGTAGGTCATTTCATCCTCAATCATTCCCTGACGTGCGGATGCGTAGTTTGTCTCACTCATATCTCGGCTTGTCGCCTCGTAGCTGAGTCCCTGACCTGAGCCGATAAGCCTTTGCTGTAGTTTCGTGTAGGATGTCGCATCAGATGCCTGTCCTGTCGGGTTAACTACCTGAACTTCATCTCCTGCATTCAGCTCTTTGATCATTCCAGGTGTAAGAGTTTTTCCGTCGTAGCTGTGTTGACCGGCATTGCCTGCGTTGCTTCCAGTTCTTCCAATTCCTACCGGCGGCAGGGACTTCTTAACAAATACTGAAAGGCAGGCTGCGATTCTTTCCTTTACGGATACCGCTGTCATGAATTCATTCGTGTCGCGGATCCTGGTTACTGTCGGCGTCATGTCAGACATCTCTCTGATTTGAGAAGGTCTTCTCTTCGTGAAATAGAAGATCACATCTTTTTCAGGAATCCTCACTGTTTCTCCGATGCTGAATCCATCGATTCCGTACTGTCTGAAGTAATAAGCTACCGGTTTATTAAATTGATTGTACTCAATACCGCCGATGACGCGGTTCTTCGGATTTTGCGGAGATACTATTGTTGTGTCCAGCTCATCAACTTCCATCATCTGCAGCTGGAACGGTACAATTCCTTCATTCGTGTATCGCTTCACGAACAGGATTCCTCCATCAACCTTCTTCCGGACGACCGCCATTCTAAGGATCTGATTCAGACTCTGTTGTCCTGTCACATCGCAGTTCTTTGCTTTGCACCATTTCATCCAGAGCTTTTCGATCTCCTTATTGTTTTTCTGGCTTCCGGTTCTTGCCTGAAGCTGGAATCCTGGGCCGATCACGTTTCTCTTATAAGCTCCTATCACGGAATTCATGATGTCGCTGTTTCTTTCCAGGTCTCTCGCTCTAGCCATCACGATTGATCTGTACATCCTATCTGTCATTTCTCCGGATGCGTTGGATGCCCGCCATCCGGAATTCAGGCGGCCGTAATCTCCAGCATCGTAGTGTCGGAGTTCGTCCCTGTATTGTCTCCACGCTTCTCTCTTTGCGCCCCATTGCGGCGAGAAGAAGGAGATTGCTGAATCTAACCAGTTCATTCCTTACCTCCCGTCAAAGAAGGCCACATACGTGTTGTCCAGAAGCGTTGTGCTTCCTTCGGCATTCACTTGTGCCTCCAGTTCTTTCTTCATGGCTCTCAGCGTGGACAGGTCTGCTCTTGTCAGCTTTCGTGAACCAATCTGATAAGACTGGCCTCCGATCATGACGTTATAGATTGCCTGATTCACCTGACTGAGCATTTCTTCAGGTGTGAATTGGTTTTCTTGCGCCATGCGTCCACCTCCTTTACTGAATCCAGTTTTCGTTTGTCTTGATCCATGATTCTTCCGGAGCGTATTGCTCCTGTCTGTTTTTCTCTTGTGGTTGCGCTTCCTCTTCTTCCAGATGGATCGTTCTGACTCCGAGGATATCAGCTGCCGCCATGTCGTATACTTCTGCGTCGAGATAGTGGTTATCGATATGGCTCCTTTTTGGTACCCACTTCTGAATCGTCCGGCTGCCGGACTTCGTGTTTACTTTGTGCTCTGCAGTTACCTGCTCCGCGTATTCCTGATCGCAGCCGCTGTAAACCATCCATGATCCGCGGCCGTTCTCTTTCATCATCCTGGCTGCTATCATATCCTTATACTTGTCGCCATCAACAAGCACCAGGTTCATTCCGTGAGCTCTACTGTCCGGCTTGTTGATTTTTGAAAGTTTGAAATGTGATAGCATCGGATTACTTGAACCCTTGACCGGCATTGCCCAGTCGGAGTTGTTCGCGCAGAAATCGTACGCACTGTCCGCGTCGTATCCTGAATCGACCAAACAGAGCGACACGATCATCTGCTCTCCATCGACTCTCTGGTATGGCAGGTTCATAACTCTTTCCACTTCCTGGAAGGATAATGCTTGGCCATGCGCAATGTTCTGGCTAGTAATGTATGGTCCCCACGCCCGAATGCTCCAATACAGGCAGGTCTCCTGAATGTCTACGCCTCCGGTTAGGAAGCGAGCCCATAGTGGCACTGACAGTGCTGGCAGTTCTCCCTGCCTCTCCATCACGGTGTCTGCTGAGGTCTTGAGCTTTGTATCTTCCCACGGTTCTGCGAGCCATGAGTTTACAAAGTTCTGCAGCTTCTCCGGATCATCTTTACTGTCAAGAAATTCTTTTACGATTTCTGAAAATCTGACGAATGGGGAATACAATGTATTGATCCAGTACGCCACCTTTTTAGAATTTCGAGTGCTCTTCCTTATTGCTCTCCATTCTCCGTACCTGAGCATCGAATCCTTGTGCTGATCAGTGATCACACACCCACACTCCTGGCACACGTAAGATGCTAGGTCGGCTCTGTCCTGATTGCTCATGTCTTCTCCTGAAGGAAATCTGATCTGACTGAATTTCAGCTCGATGTATTCTCCACAGTGCGGGCATGGCACGAAGTAATGCTTCTCAATGTCTGCGCCTTCCAACGCTTTCCATATGTGTCCACTCTTAAGAGTTGGTGTTGATGTCATGTAGATCTTGCGGTTCTTGAAGGTCTTCGTTCTCTCTCTTGCCAGCGAGATTGGATCAGCCTCTTTTCTTGATGCTCCTGGGTATTTGTCCACCTCATCAAGCATCAGGTACTTGATCGCCTTGCTGGCCAGCGATGATGGCGAGTTACTACCTGCCAGTGACAGGTACATTCCTTCAAACTGCAGCTCCTGCTTTGAGGATTCGTTTTTGTTGTACAGCCTTTTCAGGCTTTTGCTTGCCAGGATCATGGGTTCCAGTCGGTTGTCGCTGATGGATCCGGCCAGCGTGTCCGTCGGATATACGACCATGGTCGGTGACGGATCTTGCTGGATGATATAACCTAGCATATTCTGCAGAGCCTCGGTTCCACCTACCTGAGTACACTTGCAGAAGATGATCTCTTCTGTATCGTAGTTCTGAAGTTCATTCATGATGTCTATCAGGTATGGCGTCTTATCATTTCGCCACGGGCCCGGCATGGCAGATGTCTTTGCGTCGAGCATTCGATACTTATCTGCCCATTCAGCCACCGTCAGATCTTCCGGCGGCTGTAGCTGGCGCATCGCTTCTATGATGTAGGATGATGTCTTATACTTTCTTATCTGGAACCTTTTTCTTTTTAGTTCCACTCTTCTTCTCCTCCTCTACATCGTCCGGGCCAACGATTCCGGCTATTACGAAAGCTCCGAGCAGTCGGTTGATCTCTTGCGCGATTTCTTTTTCGACTCTTCTTGCTTCCGCCGGTTCCAGTGCTCCGGCTATCATTCCGATAGTTCTTGAAGGTAACGCCATAGCGAATTTCTTAAATACAACAAAAAACTTTGCATAATCCATCTTGACCTCTTCGATCGAGATGTACTGTCCGGCTGCGATTGCTGTCTTCAACCGATGAAGCTCTGACTGTGATTCCTTCAGTGCTGCATCTGCTTCCATCTTCTTCTCTCGCAGCTCCATCTCCTTCTCTGATCTGCCTGCTTTTCCATAGGCTTTTTCAGATAAGTGTTTGACATAACTTTGTATCGTCGGGACTAGGTCATACCTTCTGACGGTTCTTCCGTCTTCCAGTACTTTCGTCGTTTTAATAATTCCTTCCTGGGTGAGTTGCTGAATTCTTCGGACACTGATTCCGAAGAGATGAGCGATTGCCTCGGTTCTATAGAGGCCTCCCTTTACTTCTCTGTTATCGCTCATCTGCCTGATCTCGTCCCGTTCTCCAGTGATCTTATTCAATGCAATGCCCAGTGCCTTCTCGTCATCCTTATCGAGATTAACTACAACAACATCTGCAGTCTCATATCCCATATCAGTCAGGACAGTTAATCTCTGGCGACCTCTGATCACGGTTCCGTCTGAATTGATGATGATGGGATCAACGTATCCGAACTTTTCAATGCTTCGCTTGATGTCCTGATATTCTTTGTCTTCTGGCGTCAGGGCTTTTCGCGGGTTATACTCTGCTGGCCTGAGTTCTGAAAGCATCCGTTTTTCCATCTTCATTTCAGTGTTCATATCGGCTCCTCCTTCTTTTTTATGGGGTTTGGCTGATTTTTAGGGTCCAAGCGTAACGAAATGGGGATTAAAAAAAGACTCATATCCGACCAAGAATCGGACCTTCCTCGCCCCGTATGGCAATTTGCACAAAAGTAGTACCTACGGATTGTACAGACTACACAAACAAAAAAAGAGCAATCCTATCCGAAGATATGACTGCTCTCATCGCATCTGGTTGACGCTCAGCTACCCTGTAGAGCTCAGCCCTCACCGAGCTGTCTCTACCTCTTGCCATGCGTCTATATTAGCACGTGTCGATGTCTTATGGTGTCCGATGTTTCTTTTCTTTTAGTGCCTCTGCACTCCTGTGTGCCTGCGCCTATGTGTGCGCCCTGTGGCCTCGCCTGCCGCCTTGCCTCGCCACTGTGCTGCCTTGCCTACCGCGTGGGCTGTGCTCCTGTGTCGCCTGGCGTCCGTGCTGTCTGGTCTGCCTGCGGCCTGGGTGACTGGTGGCCTGGTCTTCTTGGGTTGCTGTGCTGTGTGACAGACTGCGCCTCTGCGCGCGCCCTGTCTCCTGGTGCTCACTGCCCAGCATCTGAAGGTGTGCTTCTACGAGCTCCCCTATATAACGCCACTGTAAAACCCGCCCATTATTCCTGGACATGATTTCTGCCTTTCTGAAAATGGCTATATAATCAGCCGGAGAAATCCCGGGCTTTTTATCGCCCTCATTTTCTCGGCCATTATTTTCCGGGTTAAAATTCTCAAATATATTTTGCGGTAAATTTTCCAGCAAAAAATTTCCGTGATATTTTTCCGGAATTATTTTTCCAATTTTTTTTTCGCCGGTTTTTTTTCGGCCATTTTTTTTCGCCATTTTTTTGCCTCACTTTTTTGTTCTAAAAAGTATTTATAATTCTCGCGCTCTGAATAAGTAATCTCTTTCACGCGTGCATTCTGCAGGAGCATCCTGATCGCCTCGTTATATCTGTTGTTGCACTGGCTCCGGCTCATAGGGACAGCCGCTTCGATCTGCCCCCAGCTCATCATGTCTATGTGTCTGTATTCGCAGATCTCTTTTTCCAGTGAATCTTCTGGAAGGTATTCGATGATGTCCATGACGCGGATGATTGCCTGGTTGACTCTGACTTGTTGCTTCGTCAGACGGTCATGCATCTCCGCGATCATTGCTGTGATTCCGGCCGGTTCGTCAATGCCTGCCTGCTCTTCTGTGATAGCCTGTCTCCTCGCTTCCAGTGCGAGCTTCTTTTTTGTTGCGCGGAATCTCTGGCCAAGAATCCACTTTAGGACGTCCTCGTCCCTGATCTGCTCCGTCTCCATGTTACTTGTCCTCTCTATTCTTTAATGATTCAATTTCTTATCTGCGAACATGCATACCATACGCTCTGCGATTCTTTGCCACACCACCGGACCGATCCCCTTGACTCCATGAAGCGCTTCCATTACGTCGTCCAATTCGACGCCTGGCACAGACTCCCTTCCGTCGTGGTACCCGCTTTTGTATACGTCGGTCAGGTATCCTTCCATCTGTTGATGATCATATTTCTTAATGTTTTTATACGTGCTCCGGTTGATCATGTATTTATTGTTTTTCTTTTTCATATTTTTCCACCTCTGCGATTGCTTCCTCAGGCCATGTTACAAAGACTGCAGTTCCTCCGGCGGCTCTGATCTCACTGACTGTCTTCTTCTGCAGCTCCGATCTTACTCCTACGACCGGGCGCTTCACTTCGAATCCGAAATAATGACCATCTTTGACCATCAGCACGTCCGGTGTGCCACCTTCGCTGAATGCTCCCTGGGTGATCTTTCTGACGAAGGCGTCCGGATATTTCTTCTTGAGCGCTTCCTTGATCTTGGTCTGATAGTATCCTTCCTTCTTGATCAGTTTCCGAAGAGCAGACAGTGCCTTCTTCTTCGTGCTAATCTGTTTTCTTTCCATGAAGGATTCTATGAACTTATTTTCGTCGAAATCTTTTTCGTATTTTTCTAGCACGTTTCTCTTTCTCCTTCTCCCGCTGCTTTTTCGCATATTCTTTCAAATATTCCATCTGGCCGATATCATCGATTGTCCGCATCCATCTTCTTTCTGGGATATCTTTGCCTCTTGTGATCACATAGATTGCGATCAGGAATTCCAAGATTCCGAACAGGAAGATCAGCAGTAGGACTGTGATTATAATTTTTACCAGCATGATTCCCTCCAATCTATACCGGTAGAGCTTCCTGGAAGACTTCGGCATCCGGCTCCCCGCATCTGATAAAGTCTTCTTTATTCTCTTTCAGGTCTTCCATGAAGTGCGATGCTTCCATGTCTGCATTGTGGAGCAGCAAGACTAGCGGATACTTTTCGCAGCTTGCATTGAAGGCCATGCGGTTGGCATTGTTCTCCTCAGACATTCCCATGTGCCATCTGATTGCATATCTCTCTTCCATTGTCAGCTTCATGAACTCTTCGATCATCATGACTGACTTCTCTCCGTGTCCATATGGATTTTTGTCATCGATTGCGTAAACCGGCACCTGCTCCCATATAAAATGACCACCGTTGTCTTTCTTGACTGAATAGGAGCTTGCCTTCGCGATTTTCTCCTTATCGTAGGTCTTCTGGTTCCGGTACTCTATCGTGTAGAAGTTCGTCTTACACAGATCATGTAAGAGTGCCACGAGTGCCAGCGTCTCTTTCTTGAAGGATGCGACTGTCTTTCCTGCGACCTGATATGCCATTTCATCGGTTTCTGTCACATCCACAAGTCTTCCGATCAGTGCATCGTAGACGTTCAGTGAGTGCTGAAGCAATCCCTCGTTGCAGCTCAAATGGAAGCGCGTGCTTGCCGGTGCTTTGTAGAAGTCTGACTTCCGGATGTAATTCATGAGGCCTTCCCATCCGTCTCTGTGCTTCGTCATTTCCATCAAGTTTTCGAATCTTTCCTGGTTCGTCATGTTAGTTTTCCTCCTTTTTGAATAAATCACTGTAGTTGTCATCTGTCAGCATCACGTTTCCGTGCACTGTAAAATGGACCGTATGGACGCATTGGCAGAATCTGCATTTCACTTTTCTTCCCTCTACGAGCTTTGGAAGCCCACGCCTGCCGCAGCTTATGCATCTGTTCTTATTCTTGCTATGCTGGTCCATGATTTTTCTAATTGCCATTTTTATCCTCTCTTTCGTCGCTGATCGGCGCCAGCATCACTGTGAAGCTGTTATCTTTTCCGATCCAGACTCTGTATTCCTTGTTCCATGTCATTCCTGGCAGCAGGTCGCATATGAATGTGTCGCCTTCCTGGTGACACTTGCTTCTGAAGTATGGAGCGTATGCCTGCTCGAAGCATGGCGTTGCGATCTTGTCTGCGGCCAGGTTCATTGCTCTATCGATATCGTAGGATGTAAAAACGAGACGGCCGATCTCCATTCTGGTCTCTGATTCCTGGTCGATGATCTCCTGGATTCGTCTCTTAACTTCCCGGATTTCATCCTGATCATCCTTAAAAATCAGCATTCCTGCAGAAATTATCGAAATAACACACGCTTCTGTCTGTTGCTTAATTTTGCACCTTAATTTCTCATACCCTTTTGCATATTTGGTTTTCAGCTCTTCCAGTGGCACGTTTTCCTTGTTTTTCCGCAGTAATTCAACGTTTTTCCGGTATTCCTGCATTGAAAATCCCATGTTGCACCTTCTTTGTGTTACACCTTTTATTTTTTCTTTGGTGTAACGCGCAAACCCTTATTTCATGGGACTTTGCTGGCATGTTACACCTGTTACACCTTTTTTTGAACATACACCGTATTTTTTAAGAATTTTACATGCGATGCAAGAATTTTTGCATCATGTGACAAATTTCTAAATATTTTAGTGTATATTTGTATTTTAGGTGTAATAGGTGTAACAAGTGCCCGCAAAGCCTTGATTTATGCGGGTTTCAAGCGTTACACCTTTTGTTACACCAACGTTACACCTTTTTTCTTGGTGTAACGCTTTTTAATTAAATGGGAGGTCGAATTTCTCCTGTACCGGTGTGAAGCCATCGCTGTCCTTTTGAGCTGCGCTTGGCGCTGTCTCATCATCTTCGATGTCGATAGCATCCTCCTTCTCGGACAGTTTTCCGATACTGAATTGCACGAATCTGCATGAACGATTATCGAACCTCTTCACGACCTGGTATATCTTTCCCTTATGGTCTTTTCTTTCAGCTGATGCGATGAGTCCTCGGTCTGCCATGTATTTGAGCGTCTTCCTCGGACTGTATCCCGCCTTGGTCAGAGCCTGATTCAGAGCAGATGGGAAAATGTATACCGTGTTTCCTGATTCCGAAAATTTACCGAGACACGTTCCGATCGCTTTCTCTCCAAAGAAGAGCCTGTTCTGAAGCACCCAGTCCACCACGAACTGCAGCGCATTCTCGTTTACATCTCCAACATCTGAATTCACCTGTTCCTTCAGGATGGCTGCTGCCATCTGCTTCGCCCTCTCCCAGCTTTCCGGAAGAATGTCCAGTGGGTTATCCACGTCCCTTTGTTCTTCCATGGAATTATCCACATTGTTCACATCGCTATGTTGAAAAAACCAGGAATCTATCATCGCATCGGCCAGAGCTACTGCGCTGATACCGGAAACATGACTTCCGGATTTTCCATCTGCTATTTCGCTGACGTATTTGAGCATCTCTTCATATTTATCGGTGATCTGCCTCTCATCCAATCCAATCAGGCGATTGACGAATGCCGGCCCATGCCATCCATAGTTCATGCAGCTCTCCTGATGCATGCGGCCTGCGTCCTTCTCATTCTCAAAAGGCCCGCCGTAAATCTCAAGCACACGAGTGCTGACACCGGTCTGCGTTGTCTCTGTGCTCATAGGCTCCTCTCCGGTCGCCAGTGCTACGGTTCGCCATTGATGGGTTGCTTGCAGGCCGCCGCCCTTGGATCCGCGAATCTTTCCGGTTCCTGATGCAATCATGTAGACCGTCTTCTCCAGTCCTTCCTGATTCCTTCCGGCCAGCTGCCTCTCATCAATGCCAAGTGGGAGATCGCAGTAAAAGCTGGCAGTTCTTTCCAGGCCGACCTGCGTGGCATTGAAATTGACCATCAACCGTTCCGGATCTCCCCAGGCCGACAGTGCTGCTTTTAGTGCTGCAGTCTTTCCACCCTTGGATCCACCCCAGTTGTACACGAAGAAAATTCTCTGATGCAGGATCCTAAGAAGCGGAGCTGCGAAGCTGGCCGCCAGGATGAATCTGAACTTGTCCCTGCATCTGTGAGGCTTCATGGTTTCGATCCATTTTTCCTCTTCTCCTACCTGACAGTATGCTGTGGCCATCCCTTTCTGGCTCGGATCAATGTCGAGCACGATTCCTTGCTCTCTTCCTGGTATAAATCTTTTCCCTGGCTGCCATCCGAAGGTTGACGTCGCGTCTGCTCGCTGGATCACATCGATGTTCTCTGCCTCAAGGGCTGATAGAAATCTGACCACCTGCTTTGCGTTCTCACTTGTTACCGTACATCCAAGGTCGGCCAGAATCGTGATACCTCTTGCAGTGAAGATTGTTGAACGTGGGAAGATAGCTTTGTGCCATGTACCATCTCTTTTGAATGCGATCTCCATCTTCTCTTCTCCTGTCTCCAGGCTCTTGAGCCGCTGCGTTAATATGATCGGTGTTCTGCAGACAAGCGTCGGCGTATACTTCTTCTCATCTATGTGGCTGATTCCTTTTTCTGAATAGAGCCATCCTTCCGGCTGTCTTAAGTTGACCGGAGCTCCCTGGATTGCTTCTGGTATTTCCTCCGGAGCATCCAGGTCCATTTCTTCTGCAGCTTCAATGAGCCGCATGATTTTTTCGCGGGCTTCGTCTTTCCCGTATTTAATGTACACATCTGATGGATCCTTGCATCCGATCTGACTGCAGCTCCATCGGTACACTTTTCCGATAAATCCTCCCTCCCGGAGTCCCTCGATGATTTTGCGGAGAAATGTTTCCCCGCCTTTGTCGGGCTCTTGGTGAATGTAGATCTTTAAATCCTGCAAGAGTGACGCCTGGTGCGGCTTGAACATTGACGCGCCTGGAACTCCAAGCGTGCTGATGCCGATGTACCACATTGACTGACTGTCGCTCTCGCCTTCTACCATGGCCGCATATCCTGCCTGCCGGATCGCAGGAAGCTTCCATTCGCCATACAGACCAATCTTTCCGGCTGATCCATACTTCCATCTGAAGTCTTTGTTTGCGAATCTCTTCCTGAAGGTCGCCTCGTTCCCATCCGGATCGTAGTACGGGATCTTCATGTAAGTGATGCCATCTCTTCCCTTGACTGTGCTGAGTCTGCAGTTCTCTTTCAGCCAGTCTTCCGGAAGTCTTTTTTCGAATGCATACTGTGTGAGAGTGTAGTTTTTGTTTGGATTCTCCTCTTTTTTCTTTTCTTCCTGGGCGACTCCATATTTTTCAAGAATCTGCTTGTATGCTTCTTTCGTATCTATGCCATTAACTTCCGCATAGAACTGCACGAAGTTCCCGCCTCTATCCTCTGCGAAGCAGTGCCATTGTCCGGTTTTCAGGTTTACTGAAAAGCTGTTATTTCTGTCATCATGGAACGGGCAGAGTCCGATCAACTGATCGCCAGTGATCTTATGTTTCTTTATATAGCTTGTATATTCACTTCTGTAATCAACCACCTGATCAATATTAACTTCTGCCGTATTCATTCAGTTACCTCTTTTCTCTTTGTATGTTTATCTTTACCACCGGGATCCCTAAGTTGTCCGCGGCATATTCGAGCTCTCGTTTCATGCCCTCGCTGATCTTTTCATCTACGATGTATGCATAGACAAGGTCGCAGTTATTCATGAGCTGCAGCCCTGCATCTATTGCTACCTCTCGCTCCATTCGGCTGCCATCATCTAAGAAACGCGGGAAGTATAAATGCGGTGCAATCGGCAGATCTCCATGTTGAACGATAGTACTGCAGGCGCCTTCTGCAAGTTCTATATTCATCATATTCTCTCTTGCTGTATCTCCGCGGTATGGACTGCAGACATAGACCTTTCTCCCGATACTCAGGTTCAGGTTTGTTGTGAGGCTTCGCAGGCACTGTCCGCAGTAAATAAATGGATCATATCTACTCTTTCTCTTAATCGTGTCATAGGTTCCCTGGCCACCGTAAACATCGACCGGTATATTTGACTGCACGATTCCGCATCCTATCTCGCTGAGTTCTTCTATGCTCTTACTTCCATTGATGATCAGGTGCGCCAGTCTGACATCAATCTCGTCCTGGTTCTTCACGTACTCTTCGATGCGCGCTTCACTTCCGAAGAACTTCTCCATGTATTCTTTATATGTTTTCATGTCTATCCTCCTGAACTACATAATTTCGTTAATCAATGTCATAAGCTCGTCTTTTGCATTATTTTTTAATTGGTCACTGTAGATGTCGTACCAACGCTGAAATTTTTCTCTAAGAGTTAACTGCTCTGTAACTGGTAAATTTTCTAACTGTTCGATTCTTTCCATTGTCTCGTCTTTAAGAAGAGCAGCAACTTTCGAAGGTACTAATACTGCATTGCCTCCATACGCCTTTACTTTCCTTGCGTCCTCTGCATTTCCAACGGGTATAGACATCGGCAGAATATTCTGCTTGTCGAATTCATTGATCAGCATTTTTTTGACTTCTTTAATATCATCACAGTATTGATTGAATTCCATGTTGTAGACATCGTTTGCATTTTCTTCAATCATTCTACGAACAGTTTCAATCTCCATTTTTCCCTGGACCATTGCTTCTGCTGTCATCCTCGCAGTCACCTCTCTTGCATTCCATGAATCACAGGCCTTTCTATCTCTTTCCAGATTTATATACTTGGCTTTAAAATTATATCCATGTTTCAATTCCTCATTGCAGGCAACATATAAGCCGTTCACGTATGTTTTTCCGGTCATTTCTTCTCCTAGAAGGATTTCGCCATACGATGTTTCCACTTTTTCAGTTTCATCGTACTCAGCAGACAATCCGAGCCATATGTCACTCAATCCATCGTATTCCGTCCAGTTCACATGTCCTATTTCAATAACGAGATTCTTTTCATCTGCATCAGGTTGTTTCTCAATATAAAAAGCCAGGATTTCCGATCCCCATTTTGCACTGTTTTTGAACCTAGATGTCCAGATTTCTTTCTTTTCATTATTGTAAATTGTAAAAGTTTTCCCAAGTCTGTTGAGTACAAGGGCGGCGATTTTATATCCCTCTCCAAATTGTCCAACTGTATCCTCGTCATTACTCTTATTGCTTTTTCCAAGTAATAACGTACTTATTTTTAATTTTGCATTTTTATTAACTAATCGGATTACTTCTTTGCCTTCATCGTAATCAATTGAGAATTTATTATCTGGTCGAATTGTTTCCTGATCTATCCCGTTTTGAATTAGTTCTCTTAATGCATCATTGAATGTCCAGTCTGACACGTAGTTAGGTGTCAGACTGAGCTCATAGCATTCACTCATGAACTCAGTCCCCCTTTCTTTAGTTGAATGGTACGTCTTCTGTGATCTCGCCCGCTGCCTCTACATCCATGAAGCCTTCCTTGTCTACTGCCGGAGCTGCCGTGTAGTCATCCGCTGTGATCACGACTTCTTTATACTTCTCTTTCAGCTCTTTTCTCATGGCTGCCGTTGTTGCGAAATGGTCCTGCGGGATCAGACCAACTCTCTCAATGCCTACCTTGCTGTATGTAATTCCGTTTTTATTCTTATCCTTTGTCAACTTGAATTTTAAGACCATACGGCTATACGGGATCTTGCTTCCACCCATGAGCCTAGCCAACTGATTATTCACTTCCTTCAGTGATGTCGGTGGGATTGTCAGAAGGTAAACGCCTGGCTTTCCTGAAAGAAGGAGATACATTCTTCTCATGTTCTTGCATGGCTTTCCAGTGCCGCCTTCTCCGAATTCGTTATAAGGGCAGGTGTCGCACTCTCTGATTTCACCTGTCTCGTACAGAACGCCCTTCTTGGAATCAAAGGAGCTGCAGCTCGGAGCTTTGTTGTCTGATTCTCCGAAGCTCTCAGCCCAGTATGAATTGATTCTGTGAGTGAAGATCACGACAGCTTCCAGCTCTTTTATGGAGTCCGGGCTGTCCGGATCATCTGTCTCGACCTCGAATGCAATTCCTCCACCTGAAGGAATTTTGATTTTCTTGCAGGAGATTCCCTTCACTTCATCCAGGTCTTCCATCTCATCCTGAAGCTCCGCTAAGAGCTCCGGATCCATGTCCTCATATCCAGTTACGATATCGAATTTATTTACTACTGCCACTTCTGTTCCCATTACTCATTTTCTCCTTTTCCTTTGATAGTGATTGATTCTACGATGCTGCATTCTTTGATGCTGGTTGTGCGATATCTCTTTTCAGATCCGTCTCCATAGGTCTCTGTTACCAGGTACCCACCTTCTACGCCTTTGTATCTGCAGAATACGTCTTCGTCTCTATACGTTCTCATAACAACCAGGTCGCCTGCTTTCACTTCTGATCCGTCTGAAGCATGGACTGTCAGAAGTTCCTGTTTCTCTACTCTAATTCCCGCCATTATCGTTCCCTCCTTTCAATATTTCATGAATTCTCATGTTGATCACATTGGATACGTAGCAGAGCATTTGAACTTCTTTGTTCTGATCTCCTTCTGCCACCTCATGAAATGTCTTTACAATTCCCTCTGCGATTGTTCCTGATGCAGTGATATTCTTCACACCTTCTCCGACGTAGAAGCTCATGCACTGGCATTTCCCTTCACCGACACTGTCCATAGTGCATCCGAAGAGAAAATCTTTCTCCAGATCGTGGCTAACTCCGTCCTGATCTATGATGTTGATTTTTACTTTACTCATTAGTTACTCCTTCCTGGTGCTTTATTTTAAAGTCCTTTGTCGTGACAAGTGTATTTATAAAGTAGTACATTGCCGTATCGATGTTCTCTTTACCCAAAAAAGCGATAAGGAAATCTACGCAAAAACTAGCCATGCATGTTAGCGCATGTCTTGTTTTTGATTTTCCGCTCAGAAATGTTTTCATTGTGATTTCGCAAGTTTCATCGTTCGAATCATCCATATTCATCACAAATCCTGCGACAAACAGTCCTTCTGACACTTTCTTTTTTTCGTCTTCGCCTTCAACTATTAGCTTAACCATTATTTTCCTCCATTTCCTCTTTTGTAAGAAAGTTTAAGTGTTCCATTATGTTGTATCCTCCTGGCTCCATCATTTTCTTCAGTTCATCCTTAAAGAACTGAAGAAGAAACGCTGTAACAACTTCTGATTCCCCCTCAGACAATGTCATGATGACCTGCGCGGTCGTTGCAGCCATGGACTGAACGATTTCAGTTGGACTTGCCTTTCCTACGAGCAAGAGCTTGCTGCGTCTTCTTCCTTCTTTCGAATCCTCCTCTATCAGTGATCCTACTAGATATCTTCCTTCGAAGGTATGCGCTTCATGGTTGTCTGCGCTAATTGTAACTTTTACACTATCCATCGTTTATTCTTCACTTTCTGCCTCTTCGGCTTCCTCGAATTCATCCTCTTCCTGGTCTTCCATGTAATCTTCGAGCGGTGTGCTCTCGCTGGCACTGTTCTTGTAGAGATCATTCATGGACTTGTTGGCCAGTGCGACCAGTCTCACTGTTTCGTAGACTGCCTTTGTGGCTGCGTTCACAATGCTGTTTGATGCCTCTACTGCAGCTCTGTCATCCACTGGAAGAATAAGTGCATACTTCTTGAAGCTGTCGCTTACTTCCTTCATGCCTTTCTGAACCTCTGCATACTGCTCTGCAAGGATTCCGTATGCCTCATGTCTGTTCTCAATCGTTCTCGGTCTCTCTTGCAGGATCTGTCTGCAGGCGAAGTCGATTGACAAGTTGACATTCTCCTGCAGGTTCCTGTCGCTTTCCAGTCTCACATCGAATTCCATCTGTTCGTAGTTCTCCATCTTACTTTCCTCCGTCTTTTGCTTTCTTGGTTGCTTTGTTGGTTTCTTTTCTTCTGCCGATCTCGTATGTATCGTACACGTTCAGGATCTCGGCCAGTTCTTCCGGAAGCTCTCCGGTTTCTTCTACCAGGTTCTTAACGGTAGACTGCAGTGTTCTTGTGTTGACTGTTTCCTGGATGATATCTCCAAGCCCTTGATCGCGTAACACTTCCAGGAAGTCGAGGCCTGCAGCTCTCAGTGCTTCCTCTGATTTCTTGCTGTAGATGGTCTTATCCTGAAGGAAGAACTTGTATCCTCCTACGCTGATATTTGGCACGTCATCATCGATCATCTGTTGCGCGATCTCCTGCTTCTTCTGTTCGATCGCTTCATTATTTTTCTTGGTTGCCTCTTTCAGGCCGTCCTTCTCGTTCAGGAGCTCATTGTACTCCCTGACCATTTCTAATAATCCCATTTTTCTATTCTTCCTCCTGTTTGTTGTAATCCTGCATGGTAGGACGGTTTCCGTCCAGGTCATCCCAGGTATACGGCTTATGATTTTCACTTTCGCATTGCGCTTTGTAGCAATCTCTGCATACGCAAAATCCGGAAAGCCATCTCATTTCTCCCCAGTATTCTGGTCTGCGACATCTCTTGCAGATTACAATTCTATCTTTTTCTTCTGCGTGCATCCGAATTCCTCCTCATTGGCTTTCCGTGTAGTTTTCTCCAGTTATTTGTCTCGATCCGGTTCATGTAGTTTATGGATGTTCCCATAGCGCGGACGATCTTTCGAACCGCTGACGCTGCCTGATCAGTTGACATTCCGGTGAGCTGCGTCGTTTTAGCGAATGCAGGACCTGCTTCGGCGACCAGGATCTTGTCGATATCATTTTCTTCTATTTCGAATCGGCCATGCCGGCCATGTGCAAGGCCATATGCCACTGTGTTCCTTTCTTCCCGGTAGCATTCTTCTTCCTTCAATGCTTCCGCTTCCTCTTTCTTTCCTATGAGTCCGAGGAAGATGTCGAGTAGTCTTCCCATTTTAGTTTCCCTCCTTTCTGTAGAGCTTGTATTTTATGCTGGACTCTGACCGGCCCATCTCCTCTGCGATCTCCCGGATGTAATATCCTTTTTTCCGCAGCATCTTCATTCGATTAACTTCTGCCGCCGTCCAGTTGTAATTCCTCCGGATGTCGCTGCTTTTCTTTTCCTTGTACCAGCTGTATCCCATCAGGAGGCTGTCGTCTAATACTTTTTGCGCGTTCCAGTCTTCTGGATGATTCTTCAGATATTTCAGAAGGTCTTCCTGTCTGATGCAGAGGTAGTTCCCTTTTCTGATGATCCTGAGTCCTTTTGACGCCCATTTTCCTTTTAAAGTGCGCGAATCCACGCCGAGAATGTTGTGGACCGTGTTCATCGTGAGCAGATCAGTGCTCTTTTCGAACCCTGAAATACCGAGCCTGTTAATCTTCTGATTCACCGAACTGAAGCTCCGGCCGAGGCTCTTCGCGATCGTTGCCACCGTGTATGTGCCGGACATTTCTTCCAGCTTTGTTAGTTCTGCATCTGTCCAGTGTCTACCTGCCATTAGAAGAAATCCCTCCAGTTATCTACGACTGTTTTTGCCATATCCTCTTTCTTTCCCAGTGATTTGCTGATCAGCTCATCGACGGTCTTATCTACTTCCAGGTCGATGTACGTGCAGGTGTTACGCTGACCGATTCTGTGAATACGGGAGAGGCTCTGGCTGTAGGTTGCATAGTTGAAATTTTTCGAGTAATACACGCAGGTGTCTGCGGCTGTCAGCGTGATTCCGGTTCCTGCGGTATCAATCTGTCCGACGAATACAGTGGTTGCCGGATCTTCCTGGAACTGCTTGACGATATCTCCGCGGTCTTCCTTTTTAATGTCTCCGTAGATGGCCACCTGCTTCATGTCTCTTGGCAGCTTCTTTCCCACCATCTCAATGATCGCCTTCACCTCTGCGATGAATCTTGCAAAGATCACCAGTTTCTTTCCAGCTCCGATCACGTAGTCCTCGATAATATCTGCGAGAGCATCCATCTTTGCTGTGCTGACTTGTTGCGGCTTAGTTGCTTCATCCTCTACCAGGAATCCTCCGGTCAACTGCTGAAGTCTTAAGAGTTTCGTCAGGACTGTGGTCGCCGTGATCTGGCCGCCGCTGTCAAGCTCTGCGTAGCTGTCTCGCTTAATTCGATTGTAGAGTTCCTGCTCCTTCTTGCTGAAGAATACCTTCCTGGTCTCGAATGTCTGCTCCGGAAGGTCGATAGCTTCTTCCTTAGTGATTCTGAAGGCGATCGAGTGTTCTTTCATGATCAGGCCGTCCAGGTCCTTGTATCCTATGATCTGCCGGTTGCTGAAGCCTCCCATGATCGCATATCTGTTCCGGAATTGATAGAAGTTTTTTCCAAAGATCGAGGCATCTAAAAACCGATACTGGCTGAAGATGTCGATTGCATTGTTCTGCACCGGCGTTCCTGAAAGAATGAGTTTGTATCTTGCCTGATCTCCTAACTCGTGCAGTGCTTTGCTCTGCGATGCATCGTGTGTCTTGATTCGCTGACTCTCATCGCATATGATCAGGTCGGCATCATATTCCTGCAGTGCCTCAAAGATGCCCTCTCTCCAGGTTGATTCGTAATTGATCACGGCCACCTTCATTGCTTTGAATGGGAACTTCTGCAGGTCGTTAAGTTCCCTGAGTCTGTGTGTCTTGTCTCCAAGCAGTGTTTTGCAGGTATACTTGAAGTCGGCGAATTCCTGGAACTCTTTCGGCCATACAGCTACGACTGACGTAGGCGCTACAATCAAGACTCTTTCGATTTTTCCCATTTTGTATGCTGCTCCTGCGATGGCCAGTGCGGTCAGTGTCTTACCTAACCGCATCCCATTTCGAATAAGAGGCCGAAGCCTTTATTGATTCGTTGGGATGTCATATCATCATCTCCTCTCCCGGCAGCTTATCCACTTCTATGAAGTGATTATTCTTCCTGGCTGCCATTTCTTTTCTTATTTGCGCGGGACTTACATCTCGGATCCCGACATAGTCGTAATCCTTTGAACGCCCACGATTGTACCTTTTCATGTAATTCGGATTCTGAAGCCTTTCATACTTGCCTCTGGTTGCCAGTTCACTTCGCCCCATTTTCTCTGCGATCTGTTGGTACGTGTATCCCTGGTCTATCATTTCGAGAAGCGTATCGATCTCTTCATCCGTCCATGGCTTCGCTTTGTTCCGGACAGGCTTCTCCTTGATCTGAAGGTCCAGGATTCTTCTCTTTACGGCTCCTTCCGATCTTCTAAGCTTTGTCGCTATGTCTGTATAGGTATATTGGTTTGCCTGCAGCATCCTTTTGAGCTTTCGGTCATCTGCTTCGCTCCATGGCGTGTTGTGCGGCACCCTGCTCCAGGATTGCTGCTTATCGCTCTTCCTTTTTACCTTCACCCAGTCAGGTTCAGCTCCGAAGCAGTTCGGCTGCATCCTGGAGAAATTGAGCAGGCTTTTATTCTGTTCAGCCCATTTCCAGAACTCTTCTATGTCTACGACTTTGAACCTGCAGCGCCTTACTTTTTTCTCTTTCACTGGCAGTCCATTGTCAATCAGCCGGCGCATTGCGTATCCGATACCTACATAGCCATAGAGCTCTGTCATTAACTGGTTGTATGTGATGTACAATCCTGCATCCAGGAAGGCTCCGCATCCGAGGCGCTGTGCTCTTACGATGACTGCGTTCTCTGATCTGCCTAGAGTCTTGCAGATCGTCTTGATGCTTTTCATTCCCCAGTTATCCTGAAGGTATGCTTCGTCTTCCTTGGACCATTTCTTTTTTTTATTTCGTGCCGGTACGAGCATTCTTCTCTCCTTCCGCTTCATCTACCTTACGCATCTTCTTGATATATTCTCGAACCGTCTGGATCGTTGAAAGTACTCCGTCATAAAAAGGATCTATTCTTTCATGCTCTGCAACTGTTGCTTTTGCTTCTTCTTCTGCCTGATCCAGCCAGTCAACCAAATCTTTCGCGTCTTTTTCTGTCATATCTTCTCCTTCTTTTGTTCGTCTTTAGTATTCTTCGCGGTTTCTGGCTATCTCCTCTAGTCCACGGCGTGTTATGCGGGCCTTGCTGCCACGAGGTTTTTTAATCTCTGCCTCCTTCTTTCTCTTCTTCATGAGCGGCTGCCAGTAGATCTTCTTTCCACAATGCTTACAGAATCCGTGATATTCATGAATCCTGCGCTTGCATGACGGGCATCTGTAAAAACGGTTCTTCTGGTCCCATTCCGGCTCGGTAGCCACCAGGAAGTGCTTCTTCAGGTCTACGTCCTGGTGCTGAATCTCGCATACTTTTCTCTCAATACTGTCTACGATCGGCACGAGCATGCATCCGTCATTACCTTCTACCTCTCTGTCACATTCTTCGCATACCTTGCGCTCTCTGCTGATCGCAGATAACAGGATGCGGTGTTCTTTGTCTGTGAATATGCTATTCATCTTCTCTTTCTGCCTCCTCCAACTCTTCGATCTTTTCTGTTAAGTCCATAGGCTTGTGGTCCTTCAGTGGGTACTGCTGGTACTCGCATTTAGTTACGCTGATGCTATTTGCATACTGCAGGTAATATTTATAGGCCAGCCGGAGCGGGATGTCTTTATGCCTTCCTCTGAGTGTGCATTTACTATGGTCGTCATACTCAATTCTTATGATCCACATCTTCGTAGCCCTCCTTCTCTGGCGGTATCAATCCGAAGGTAAGCAGCGCCATATTGGCTGCTCTGACCTGATGTTGGTAGAGTGACTTCGTGACCGGATATTTATAGAGCGGTTCCGGATTCTTCCGGACTCGCTCTTTGTCTACTGCCTCTTGTACTTTGTTCATGTGAGCTCTCAGCTCTTCGATCGATGCAGGAAGTCTGACCAGTCCAGCCAGTTTGTTCAGAAGCTCTGCGCTTACTGGTCCTTCGAACATCTGATTGACTCTGCTATACTTCATCTTTCCCCATGATCGGATGATTGCTGCCTGCGTTGTATCGGCTTCAATGATCCGGATCATGCCATCCTTCATTGCCATCTTCATTGGTCTTTAAATCCTCCCAGTTTCCACGGTTGCCATGACCAGTCGTTCCTGATCTTCTGTAAGTCCTATGATGTCATCCTCTCCATCCTCGTTCTTTCCGAGCGCTGCCACGAAGAAGTCTCCGCAGATCATGTCACGTCCGTGTGCGATGAATCTGTTCGGTCTCGCATGCTGCAGCTTCGCCTCTTCGTTCATGACGAATACCATCGGTGCGATTTCGTATGGGTAAGTTTCGATGTTTCCTCCGACAAGTCCTTGCATCATCTTAAGGTCCGGCTCGATCTCTAAGATCTTAGTACTCTGTCCCGCTTTGCAATAAACCACTCTCATTGTTCTTTTCCTCCTCTTCATATGCTGCTTTTTCTTTCAGGCACTGTTCATACTCATCTTCCGGGTAGTAGTAGTTACTGCCTGCTGCCCTGATCACTCTTACCTCCTTCTTCGGTGGTTCGTATGGATCTGAAGCGATGGCATAAAGTAAGGCCAGCCCCAGTGCGATCCCAATTCCCGAACATACGAGGAACTCCTTCACTGCTTTCTTGGCTGCCTTCACTTTGTTTTCGTGCATCATCTTCTGCTGCATTTTCGCTCGGTCCTTTTCCAGGTGCTCTTGTCTGATCATATCCAGTTCGTATCTGGTCAGTGGCCGGCTTTCTCCTTTATGCTGTTTTGGTACGTTTACATCTATCAGATCTATCATCCCTCATTGCTCCTTCCTCTCTCATTTTCTGAATCACCTTGTAGGCTGGATGCCCGGCTGGAACTACCAAGCCTTCAATGCTTTCTCTCTCTGATCCATCACTCATCACATGCTTTATCATCTTTCCACTTCCTTCCGGGTATCGCTTTCCTGCTCTCTAGGCTTTTTGGGCCCGGCAGTCTATGACAGGTTCTCCATTGTGAAAGAAGAACCTGTCGCCTCATGCTCCCTGAGTATTTTTAGGGGTAGCCGTATAGCCCATTGCCTGCAGTGTCGGTTTTTCATACCGACCGTCCGGGATTACTACGCACCTACCAGTCCATGCTCCGAACGTTCTCTCTACCTGGTATTCTCATCTGCCTCCAAGCCGGGATTTTTTTACTAGGGTTTGCGCTTTCCACCCCTATGACGACGATTCTCCGCAGGCTTCGGTCGCCTCGCCGGGTGGACTTATCTGCGTCGGCTCCACCAGACCTGGGTTTTTAATGAGGTCCCGCATCCCTCGTATGCTTCTCTATTTAGTTGTAAAAAATGTCATAAGCACGCATTCCGTCTTCAAAAGCCATGATTGCAAGTTTTCTTTGTTCTTCATCATTTGGTATCCTTCCGCTCTTGAAAATCTTCATAACAGCCGGTCCAGCCATAGGTTTAAAACCTGAAGCTTTTGGATAATCAAATTTGTTGAACTCCTTATTGACTACTTGAACAGCTTCTTGAAAATCTACATTAAAGATTTCTTTTCCGACATTCCATTTCCAAAATCTACGATGCAAAGCTTTTTCCAAGTCCTGATACTCTTCCAAAGGATTCGTTATAGCAAATTCTTCGATTTTGGCACCTGCGTATTCCGGTGCATTATACGCCAGTTGCTTATAACGCTCTCTTGGACTGGATGTGCTTCCTATTTTTATGAGCCCATTTCCGTATTTTGCTATGTAAACAGCTCCGCATGTTTTGTCATATCTCTTCGCGAAGAAATCGTTTTTATATAAAACTTCCTTCGCAATCTTTGTCATCTTCATCGTTCTGTTCCTTATGCTTTTTTCATATATTCCTTAGCTTCCATTCCTGCCATAAAAGAATTTGCCATCATAATTAAAATGGTTCTTTTTTCTTCCGGAATACTAGAGAGTATTTTCATCAGTTTTTCGGCACTATTAAGTTCAGCCGCCGTATAAGTTTTTCTGTTATTCATGTTTTCATCTCCCTTCATTTTGTTTTCTATGTTACTATCATACGTTTCTTTGTGAACTTTGTCAACACATTTTTGTAAACTCTGAAAACTTTGTTGACTTTGAAAACATGGCGTGTTATTATCAATACATAGAAGATAGGAGGTGAGAAAATGAATGAGCGTATCACTGAATTAAGGAAAACGCTATCACTTAGCATGGAAGAATTCGGTAAAAAATTAGGTGTAACCAGATCATCCATTTCCAATATAGAAAGTGGACGTCGAGGTTTAACTGATCAAATGATTCTCTCTATATGCAGAGAATATAATGTAAGTGAAGACTGGTTGCGATTTGGATCTGGTAGTATGTTTCTGCTAGAACCTAAAAATGAAATTGAAAATCTTGTAAGAAAATACAACTTGAATCAAATGGAATATATCTTTTTAGAGCATTATCTAAATTTGGACGATTCAGATAGAGAAAGTATTTTTAATTTTATAACAGATGTTTTGGCAGATTTTAATGAGTCATCGACTGCATTATCCGGTCCAGCAAAAATCTTTAAAAGCGAACAGCTTCCTTATGCTGCGTTTAAAGAAGCGCCAGCTATTGGAAACGATCAGTATTCAGATATTCCTGACACGCCAAAGGAACTGGAGCGAAAGTTCCCGCCGCTGGAAGATCAGGAGAAAAAAGAAGGCGGGCTTGGGTAGATGTACCCAGTCCTCCTGGTTCTTATCGAATCAATATAATCTGTGTTTTATTAGAAAAATCTAAATTATAATAAATGGTGCACGTGCACCGGTAGTAGATTGCGTAGATGTCTTTTCTGTTTAGAAAAATGTACTTTCTGCTCATTTGAATTCCCCCTTTGAGAAAAACCGAGGGCTGGGCACATGGCTTTTATTATAAATTTTATGATTCTAATAATATACCGGTAAATATTGGGAAAAGAGGTAAATAATGGGATTATTCAAACGATTGTTTGGCAATAATAAAGAGACGCTTCATGTCGAAGTCGGAATCTCACACGAATACGTGAAGCATGAGATTCCGGATGCCAGCGTTCTTTATAAAAAGACATGCCCCGAAATGATTCGTTATAAGATTCGCGGGAGAGATAACAGAAGCAAGCGCTTATGCACTGTCAAGAAGGTTGTCTTGGCTTCAGTAGATCAGAACTCAGTAATTGCGGCCACTAACTTGTACGACGTCCAATCGTGCGAGGTGATTATTCCTGATCCACCAACAGAAAGACAGTTGAGTTATGCTGCTGATCTTGGAATAGTCATTTCAGATAATTATTCTAAAGACGACATATCCTGCCTTATTACAAGAGCTGTTTACGAGAAAGATCGGGATGATATGATTCCTGTTGATCAAAGCCTTGCTAAAATGGCAGCGGATTACGATATTTATTTATCCATGTTTTCTGGTGAAAAAAGAGCTTTGGACTGCTTATGGGTTAAGTTTGAAGAGGATGAAAAACTAAAGTTTTTGATTTTCTGCATTCATCAAAATCTACTAGGAAAAAAAGATTATGATATTGACCACTCGTCTTACCTTGACCTGTATGGTCGCTTCGCAGAATCTCACCGCGATGATCAACAGCTACGGCGATCATTATCAAGATACGTCGGATCCGATCTGAGTCTTCATAAAGCTCCAAACAGAAACAGGATGGCTTATACAATAGTGGCTGAATTTTTAGCCAGCACTCGCTGAAGGAATTTTCATAACTGAGTAAGTGATTAACACGAATTAAAAAACCGCCCGGTGCTGGTAACACCGAACGGTCTCTTGCATCCCTTGTGGTGGATGCGGTTGCTTATTAAATTCGCACTTATAAGTATATCGCATTTCCCATAAGTCCACAAGGGCTTATTTTTTACACCCTTTTTCAGGAGGAAGATGCGTTTTGAAACAAAAAATAGCAGCGCCGCCGGCTGATCCGGTGGTCGATCTAGTCGATCTGTATATCCGAGTCTCAACGACAGAGCAGGCTCTCGAAGGTTATTCCGTAGCCGAACAGGAGAGCCGCCTGCGCCGGTACTCTGAGGCGATGGGATTTCGGATCCATAAAGTTCATATTGATGCCGGCTTCTCCGGAGCTTCTCTTGATCGTCCAGCGATTAAGGAAGTGATCAGGGACATTCAGAGCCACCTCGTTTCTAAGGTCATCGTCTGGAAGCTGGATCGTCTTTCGCGATCGCAGAAGGATATGCTGGTCATGCTGGAAGATGTCTTCCTGGCTAATGACTGCGATTTCATCTCCATGATGGAATCCTTCGACACATCGACAGCCTTCGGCCGTGCGATTGTCGGTATCCTTGCTGCATTTGCGCAACTGGAGCGTGAAAATATTAAGGAACGTACAACGATGGGACGTCGTGCGCGTCTCGCAAAAGGTCACTACAATGGCTCCC